AGCGGCAGCATCACCCAGGTGCCCCCGGGCATGAACCTCACCGTGGTGGAGCCCAAGGCCGCGCCCGGCTACGTGGACTACCTGCGCTTCAACCTGCACCTGGTGGCCGCCGGCATGGGCGTCACCTACGAAATGCTCACGGGCGATGTCAGCCAGGTCAACTTCAGCAGCGCCCGCGTCGCCCTGCTCGAGTTCCGCCGCGGCGCTGAGCAGACGCAGTGGCTCACCCTCATCCCGCGTCTTTGCGTGCCCATCTGGCGCGCCTTCATTGACGCCGCCGTCCTGGCCGGCAAGCTGCGCCAGGCCGACTACCGGGCCGACTGGTCCACGCCCAAGTGGGATTACGTCAACCCCGAGCAAGACGTCAAGGCTGACCTGGCCGAAATCAGCGGCGGCCTGTCCACCATCAGCGAAAAGCTGCGCCGCCGCGGCTACAAGCCCGAGCTCGTCTTCGCCGAGCTGCGCACAGACTTCGAGCGCCTGCGCAGCGATGGCACGCTGGACCTTCTGCTGCAGCTGCAAACCGGCCAGCCCGCCGCCAGCGCAGACCCTGCCTCCACCCCGCAAGGCACCGCCCGCGAAGCCATCGGCAGCCTCACGCGCATTGCCGAGGCCGCGCTGGTGCAGCGCCAGGCAGACGCCACACACGCCCCCGCCCGCGAGCCCCAGCGCATTGACGTGCGCGTGGAGCAACCCGCCAGCCAGGTCACCGTGCACGCCCCCATCACCCTGCAGCCACAGGCCGTGGAAGTGCGCAACGAGATCACCACGCCCGAGCCCCAGGTGCACATCGAAGCCGTCATGCCCACCGTGCGCGCTGAGGCCCCGGCCGTCACCGTCATCAACCAGGTCGAGCCCGCCGCCGTCACCGTGGTGGACAGCCACCCCACCCGCAGCGTGCAGACCGTGGAGCGTGACGCCAACGACGAGATTACCCGCACCGTCACCACCTACGAGCGCTGAGGCCGCCCATGGACATGAAACAACACGTCGCCCAGCAAACCGTGGACGCCACCATCGCCAGTGCCGCCTCGAAAACCACCTACGGCGGCGCCAGCGTCACGCTCGGTGGCTGGCTGGTCAGCTCAGAGGCCGCAGTGCTGGCCGGCATCGTGCTCGGCCTGGCCGGTTTCTGCGTGAACCTGTATTTCCGCTCCCGCGCAGATGCGCGCGAGGAGGCTGAGCACAAAGCCCGCATGAGCGCCTTGCGCAGCCAGCCTTGACCTGAAAAACAAGCTACACCTCAGAGGACCAAGCAATGCCAAAGAACACCCAACTGACCAACGCGTCCGTCAACGGTCAAGCCGACGACCTCGCGACGCGGCTGAACAACGGTTACCTGCGCATCTATGACGGCACCCAGCCGGCCAACGCAGACACCGCCGTCAGCACGCAGACGCTGCTGGCAGAGTTGCGCTTCAACACCACGGCGGCGCCTGCGGCGGTCAACGGCGTGCTGACATTCAACGCGCTCACGGCCGACAGCAGCGCCGACGCCAGCGGCACCGCGTCCTGGTTCAGGGCGCTGGGCTCCAACGGCTCGACTGTCGTGATGGACGGCACGGTAGGCGAAACCGCCGACACGCCCAACCTCGTGCTCAACAGCAAGGCGATCTCGGCCGGCGCCAGCGTGTCAGTGTCGTCCTTCACCCACACCGTTCAGAAGGCCACCAGCGGCCTGTAAAGTGACATGCCCGCGATCACCTCCGCACAAACCGGCCTTTGGTCAGCCACCACGACTTGGGTGGGCGGTGTTGTGCCCGGGGAGAATGACACCGTAACCATCGCGGCCACGCACACGGTCACCGTTGACGGCACCCGCATCGTTGGCAATGACGCGACGCCGGGCCTGACCATCAACGGTCGCTTGCGCGCCAGCCGCACGACGAGCAGCCTACTCACCATCAAAGGCACGGTTGCGAACGCGGCCACGGGCGAATGGGACTGGGGGGTTGAGGGCGACACGATCCCAGCGGCTGTGACGGCAGGCGTCCGAGTGAACTACTCGGGGACGATGGCCAACAACAAATACATCGTCGGCCTGGGCACCACAACCCGCATGAACCTGATTGGTATGCGTGGCGTGGACAAGCGGCGTCACACGGTGACCACAACTGCCGTTACTGGTGGCAGCACGACCACGTTCACGGTGACTGACGCGACCGGCTGGGCGGTTGGTGATTGGATGATCCTCAGCGCCGAGATCAACGGCATAAGCAGCACCCTTGTCGAACACCGCCAAATCAGCGCAATCAGCGGCAACGACGTCACGGTCGCAACAGCATGGACGAACAGCCGCGCCGCAGGTGCAGTTGTGGTGAACGTCTGGTCGAACGTCTACATCGAACACCACAACGCAACCAACTGGTCCGGTTTCACGATCACGCCCCGCACGGGGATGCCTGCGAACAGCGTTGACATCAAGAACGTCAGCTTTCACGGCCTGGGTACGGACGGCGGCTTTGGTAGCCAGTCAGCATTCACGATATTGACCGCGCCCTACTTCGCAAACTCCACAGCCGTGTTCCGCGATGGTGTTATTTCACGCCTTGTGGTAAGCAACATCCGGCGCGACGGCTCGGTGCAAACCGCCATCAGTGGCAATGGCATCGGCATTGGGGTTGCAAACAGTTCTGTTGAGTTTGAGTTCTTGGAGTGCGCGGTCGCGACTCGCGGGGTGGGGCTTGGAAGTCAATTAGGATTGCGCGGCGCGTCAGCCAGTGCGGGGGCCGGGTTTCGGTCGTGCTGCGTCGTGAACGTGCCAATAGCCTATATGAGCAACTTTTCCGATGGTGGCTCGGGAATTGTGCTCACTGATTTTGTGACGCGCAACGTGACGACGCCGGTGGTAGTGCAACCCGGCACCGCGCTGGTGGTCAACGGTGGCGACTTCGACCGCTACAACCGATTTACCCTCTTGGGCACCGGCGACATTACCGTGAACAACGCCAATCTTGGTGTGAACAATACTGGCGCAGTTACGAACAGCGTGAATGGGCTGGCATTGGTGAAATGCACACTCACAGACTGCACCGTGGGCAGCATGGCGCTATCCACCTCCGTGTTCGTCACCGTGCCTGCAAATCCGTTGGCAGAGTTTGTTTTCGTCAACAAAAATTCCGATGTCACAGTGCAGGAAATCCAGACCGCTCGCGGATTCATCGCCCGCGACAACGTGGTGGACAAGCGAAGCACTTCGTCGATTCGGTTTCAGCCGCAGGCGGCAGGCCGCGCCCATGGCCGCACCTATTTGTTGGCTGGCGCATCCGCAGGCCAGACGGTCATGGTGCGCGGCAGCTTGCGCTTTGACGCGACCTACGGCACAGCCACGCCGCCCTCGATCACCCTGTCGGGCCAAGGCAGCACGCCCGCAACCTTCACTGCACCCGCCACCGCAGACGCGTGGCACGACTTCGCGCTGACGGTGACGCCGGCCTCCACGGGCGACCTGACGCTGACCGTCACGGGCACCAGCGCAAACACCACCGGCAACTACTACCTCGATGGCGTCATCATCCCGCCCTTCATTGTTGCGGCGCGACACTACGGCTACCTCTACAACAACGCCGTGTTCCAGACTGTTGATCCCGTCATCAGCGTGAGCAACGAGGCCACGGTCGCGGCCTATACCGGGATCAACGTCAACCACGCCACCGACACAATCACGGTGACGACCAATCGCACCATTGCGCAGCTGTACGACTACCTCCGGTACGACCTCGGCCTGACAGCAAATCTTGCCGAGGCGGATTACCTCAGCGGCACGTTGGCGGCGCTCAACATCGGCGGCTACAACCTCGTGATTGACGGCTGCACCGTCACCAGCGGCGGCACACTGACAACCACGGGCACGATAACCCTGGCCAACGGCGGCGCCTTTGTCGGTACGCGCACCGACAGCACCGGCACCCTCAGTTCGGCCACCTTGTCGGTGGGCAACTTGGTGGCAGGCGACCGCGTACTGGTGGCCCGTGACAACGGTAGCGGCGGCATCCTGAAGGATGAGTACACGCCAGTGGCCGCAAGCACTGGAGACACCGCGCTGACGGTGGTCGAGTCGATCAAGATCGACGCACCCACGGCAGGCGTCATCCGCATCAAGTCAAGGCGCTACACCTACACCAGCTACAACACGAGCACCAAGACCTTCAACGGCCTGTCGCCCGCTCTGGTCGAGAACATCGTAGCCGCTGACGAGGTTTTCGTACCCTTTCTCGACCAAGTCGCAACCGGCGCCAGTGCCTCGGTTGGCTTCACCTTCTCCACAGGCTTCACTGTGCGGGTGGACGTGCGCAATGGTGCAGGCACTCCCATCGTGCCGTTCGATACCCTGCTGACCATCACCAGTACGGGCGGCAGCGTCAATGCCGGCCGCAGCAGCGACGTGTGACATGCCCAGCTACTACTCCGCGCCGTTCACCTTCGATTTCGCCGCCGCTCGCATCGACGTCGATGCGGGCACCTACGACGTGGACGTTGGCGACCTTTACACAGCGATCAAGCTGGCCCAGGCCAGTGCAGAAGGGATCATCAATGACCGCATCTCCTCCGGCTCCGGCCTCGTCGCCCTTGGCCCCGGCGTCGAAGTCGGCCTCACCGTCGAGCTATTGGGGTCGTGGCAACTTCGGTTCCCAGCCGGCAACTACATTGCCCGAGTCGCAGGCGGCAACCTCGTCGGCGGCCCCGGAGGCGACCCCATCGCCTACACCGCGGGAGTCCAAGCCCTGTTGATCCTGTCTGCAGCCTCTACGGTGGTCACTGCTGGCGGCAGCGTCCCCACGGCGGCACAGAACGCGGCAGCGGTAAGAACAAACCTGGAATCCGGCACCCCGATCCCGGTAGACACCCAGCGCATCAACGGCGCCGAAGTCATCGGCGATGGCACCACCGGCAACGCATGGCGGGGCCTTGGTGTTTCGCCGTAGCAGCTTTTCCGACCAGTCGTTCAAGGCCGACTCATTCGAGTTCGGCGACGACATTGGCGGCACCGCACAAGGACAGACCACAACCGGCGCGGGAACAGTCAGCGTCGCCATCACGGGAAGCGCGACCACGGCGCAAGGACAGACCGCAACGGCGTCTGGCGTCCTGGCATTCAGCGGAACTGCCAACACGGCGCAAGGGCAATCCAACGAGACTGCTGGAACACTGGCGTTCACCGGGGCCGCAAACGCTTCGCAAGGGCAATCCATTGCCGGCACTGGCGCCCAAGCGTTCGATGGTGCAGCCACCACCGCACAGGCCCAGGCCAGCGATGCCGCTGGTGCTCAGGCGTTCAGTGGAACGGCAGATACCGCTCAAGGGCAATTTGGTGCCGGTACGGGCACCTTGGCGTTCAGTGGAACAGCCACCACCGCACAGGCTCAAGCCGTTGATGGTGCCGCCACCCTGGCGTTCAGTGGCGCTGCCGTCACAGCGCAAGGGCAGGCCGCTGATGGCATTGGCGCCCAGACGCTCGATGGAGCTGCCAGCACTTCGCAAGGACAGAGCAACGATGCTGCGGGGGTTCAGGCTTTCAGCGGCGCAGCCAGCACCGCACAGGCCGGAACATCCGACGTTATTGCAGCCCAAGGCGTCCAAGGGTCTTCGACCACGGCACAGGCTCAAGCCGTTGATGGTGCCGCCACCCTGGCGTTCAGTG